TACGGGTGCCCCGCTTCACCAACGACCCGAATCTGGTGCCGATGCCTGCACTTGATGAGGTGCTGGCCGAGGCACGAGCACGGATGCAGAGATTACCGCCCCTGCCACCCGAAGTGGTGGAGGAGGACGAGCCGGATACATTCGACGAATACACTGAGGAGGAGGAATAACCATGTGCGGCATAGTAGGATTCATCACGCTGGAGAAGGGCAACGGAGCCATGCAGCGGAGCAACTGGTTCGAGCAGGCCATCCACGTCGGATCGTGGCGTGGTCAGGACTCAACCGGGGTGTTCGGCTTGACGCATGACCGGGCCAACAACGACCAGCCCATGACGCTCAAGAGCACGGCAGCAGGGCCGGACTTCCTGATGCTGAGTGAGTACGAGAAGGTGCTGGGTTCGTCGCTCAAGTACGAGCGGTATCGGGCACTGATCGGACACAACCGAGCGGCGACGCGCGGCAACGTGACCACGGCGAACGCTCATCCGTTCACCGAGGGACCGATCACCCTAGTCCACAACGGCACGCTCGACACGACGTACGAGCTACAGACCCCGGCCCATCAGGCCAACAAGGGGCGGGACAAGAAGAAGGCAGTCGAGGTGGACAGCCACGTCATTGCCCTCAACTTGGCACAGTCCGAGTCACCGGATGAGGTGCTGCGCCTGCTGGATGGGGCATATGCCCTTGTCTGGCACGACGCGAGGAACGGGAGCCTCAACGCTATCCGTAACAACTCGCGGCCCCTGCACTTCATGGGTGTGGAGTGCGAGAGCACGGTGCTACTGGCGAGCGAGGCGGAGATGCTCTACTGGCTGGCCCAGCGCAACAACTTCAAGGTCGGCAAGATTGCACAGCCCGATCCGGGTGTGCTCTTGACGTGGAGACCGGGCGAGATTGTCCCCGAGATGCGGAAGCTGGAGATCCGTGAACGGGGGGAGCGCATGGCCCGGCACTACGGGCAGCATACTGGCTGGTCTAGGCCACCAGTGGTTGTGACCGGGCCTGCGAGTACGACCGGGAGCCCTGTTATGGAGGGCTCCAATATGGGAAAAGCACCAGCGGTGTCGGACGCGATGGAACTGGAACTCATGGCGCTCAACATCGACAGCACGACGGAACTCACACTCATGCCCACGAAGATCAAGCCTGTGCATGGGAAGCGAACGGCCTTAGTGAGCGGGCCAGTCTGGCTGCCCGACGGGACAGCACTGACGGGACTGTTAAGCGGATTGGATTACAACTCGGTGAAGGACACGAAGCCGGAGGCCGAGGGGTGGACAGTCAAGGCGTACGCCGTGATGATAACTCAGGCCAAGGACACTATCCTGCGCGTCCATCTGGTGAACCGCAACGTCTCCACGCGGCCCGCCGCGACAACAGGTTCCAGAAGTTTCTCGCGCGGCTCGCTACCTCGGTTGGGGAGTAGGGGTTGGGATGAGTGGGTGCCCGGCCCGGACGTGGAGTACCTGAGCATGACGGACTGGATGCGTGAGACCAGCAGTGGTTGCTTCCAGTGCGGCATCGAGTGCTGCGCGGATGACGCCGAGAAGATGAGTTGGGCAGGCGTAGGTCGTCCCGTCTGTCGGGAATGCACGGACGACAACCTCGACATGCAGAGAACCGGGAGGATCAATTGATTATATATAATCCATACGGCCCGTCGAAGCTATGGTATCATGGGTGCGGCCTGTGCTGGGCACCGCCGCCCCGACCTTGGACTGACACGGGCGACGACACACTTTGTTACGGGTGCTATGCACCCAAGGAGAAGAGCAGACATGCGTACGAGAATGCTACGATACGGCCCGAGCGACGGGGCGAAAGCCCTAAGCCGTGCCTTGAATGTAAGGATGCTGTCGCTGCGGGGCAGCAAGTTCCGCCCGAGGCCGGGCGACACAATCCTGAATTGGGGCAGCCATCACTACCCGGACGGGAACCCAGCGTGGCAGATGACAGGGTGGATCAACAGCCCGCGAGCGGTGGGCTGGGCAAGGGACAAGATCGGGACATTCCGATTGCTGGGACAGCGTGGCGCAGAAGTCGGAGGCCCGGTCCCGACGGTGGACTGGACGACTGATGGCAACGTCGCCCGAGAGTGGAACAAGGAGCACACGGTCATCGCCCGTCTCACCACGACGGGACAGGGTGGGGCTGGTATTGTTGTACTGCCTCCACTTTCTGAATGGATCGAGGCCCCTCTCTACACCAAGCTCTTTCGAGCGAGGCATGAGTACAGGGTACACGCGGTCCGTGGCGAGGGAATGATTGATGTACAGAAAAAACGACGACGAAGTGACGGCGCAGGGCGTTCCTTGGTACGTAATCTTGAGAACGGCTACGTCTACTGCCGAGGCGGAGTTGTGGCTCCAGAAGCAGTCGTGGTGGTATCAGTTGCGGCCATCGACGCACTCGGACTGGACTTTGGAGCAGTGGATGTCCTCTGCACTGAGGCGGGCGTTGCCCGAGTTCTGGAAGTGAACACGGCACCGGGCCTAGAGGGCAGCACGGTGGCGAAGTATGCTGAGGCCCTTAACCGACTGATAACACTGGAGAATTAACCATGAACGAACTGTATGTATTGCTGATGATTATTGGTGGCGCAACCCCGGCTGACCATGCGGTCGTGCTGGATAGCAGCGGCTACTCCATCGAGGAGTGCATCGCGGCGGGCACCATGTTCGAGAAGGCCCTGAATCGTCAGGACTTGCCGGGTGCGTGGGTCTGTGTTGACCCGAACCGTATCGTCGAGGGTCGGCTGGCCCCCGAGGTGGGTACGTGAGGCACAACCATCCCGAGGGTACGTGGATCGAGTGGGTGGATGCAGAGTTCGACGATGAGGAGCCGCGCAAGTGGAGCGGCATCATCACGGACAACCTTTCAACGCAGTACCTCGTCGAGGTGGGCGATGATCGGTGTGACCGCTTCGTTATGAAAGACAATCCAACTGTAAAGGTGATCTAACATGAGAGCAAGACTGATGACAGAGATGCGAGCGTTGATGGGTGACACCCTTCTCGCTGTCTGGATTCGGGTCCGTGTGGACGGGCGTCCGATTCTGGCGGTGGCGCGTGAGCAGGAGCTTACGTTCGCAGAGACGATGAATGCACTGGCGGAGGCGGATGCCCTCTTGGACAGGGCGAGATTGGCTGACCAGTACGCCGCCCCCGAGCGGGCGGAACTGCGAGGCTACGGTGGATTCCATCAGGAGTTCGAGCATAAGCCCGAGCAGCGCGAGCTTCGCGATGCTGCGGCAATACGGGTACACGGCGAGCGGTTCGTGGACCTGTCGAGACAGCAGGGTATTCGCATCCTCGCGGAGCCTGCCCACCGCTATAACAACATAGGAGAGTAGACATGACGACGAGAACGAAGAAATCGGACGCCGTTGATTCGGTGTTGGAGCCGGTTAAGGAAGCCTTCATAGCCGGAGACCCGGAGGCCATGACGATTATATATAATCGAATGTATGGGCCGATGGTGGAGCGGGCTTACCGCTTCGAGTTGCAGGAGGCGGACGCACAGGACGCAGCAATGGATGCGATGCTGTACGTACAGGGGCGAGGGACTGCCCCGGATAACCTCGCTGCTGCCCTCATTCGGGCGGCGGAGTGGTTCGCCAAGAAGCTGATCCGAGATAAGGGCCGTGAGGTACCCATATCCTCGATGCGACCGGGCGAGTTCGAGATGGACGGCATGGACTCTGACTCATCGGACGAGTTGCTCGATGATGCGGATGACTTCGCTGGCCTCCAAGGGCAGGTGCATCCCCTTGCACCGGCTCACATGCAGGCATGTACGCTGGACCATCCAGAGCTTATCGTCGAGAGGAACGATGCCCTGAGTAAGGCAGAGAAGCTGGTCCGACAGGAACTTGGCGGAGAGTATTGGGATATATTCTCATCCAATGAGTCGGGTCGAGAGTCCCAACCTGAGATTGCGGCACGGCTTGGTATTAGTGAACGGACCATTCGGAACAGATTAACCGAGGTTCATGAACTATTTACTAAGACCTTTGCCGGAAATTAGGACCTCAGGGTACGGAGTATTATAGAGCAGGGGAGGCGGGGCGAGAGCCGCAGGGGCAAGCCCCCGCTGACCCCCAAGAGGAGACGCTATGACTAACTACGAATTGAGAATGCTTAACTACAAGTACCTCCGGTACAAGACGGGTTCGCTTCTGGAGGACCACTCATGGGGTGAGTCTATTGATAGTCCTGTACCACAGGACGTAGACTACGCACCGAGCGGTGCCAGAATCGAGCAGATACGTACCCAGATGGTACGTGAGAAGAAGCTGAGAGAGCCCAGCAACCTGCGAGAAGTCATGAAAGCTCGCTCGAACTGGCGTACCAACGATGATCGACAGGGCATGACCGAAGACGGATACAGCTTTGTCAAACCTGTGAAGGAGATAGACAATGACGAAGATCAAGAATGACATCCACGAGTACGAGCCTGTCAAGTTCACGCAGAAGGTCCCGAATGGGAACCTGCGGTCGGACCGATGGGGCAGCCTTGCGGAGATGTACCGTGACCTCAACCCGGACGTGACCTATGCCACGTTCCACGGTCGGGTGCGCCGGGGCATCGACCCCATCACTGCGGCTACCATGCCGAAGGATACCCGAGGCCGGAAGCCTAAGCCTAAGCAGTTCTCATGAGCGGAGAGCGGCTGGAAGTATACCAGACAGGGCTCTCGCTGGACCCCGGAGAGACGCTTAGGGTGGTGTGCCCTTGGTGTGGCGGGGGTGGCGACGGCGAGCGTTGCATGAGCGTGACGCGCGACGAGGCGACCGATCTGGTACTATTCCGCTGCTTCCGTGGGAAGTGCGACAAGAAGGGTGTGTGCGGGAATGGGGTTACGGTCAAGGGCCGTGCCCCTATCCCGAAGGCGGTGTTCAGACCGTGGGATACCAGTACGTTTGTTGATATAGATAATGCTTCCGGCCCAGCTAGAGCCAAACTGCAAGAGTGGCGGCTCTTCGGCAACGGGCTGGCGCATAGCCTCGGTATCCTGTGGGACACACACACCGGGCGGCTGGCCTTGCCTGTCTACACGAGAGAGGCCCTGCTGAGGGGCTTCGTGCTGCGTGCAGTGGACAAGTCTAAGCCGAAGGCACTGACGGCACGGATCAGTAACGTCGAGCCCTTCATTGGGTGGATGACGGAGCGGTTCCAGCGGCCCGACCTGTGGGTAGTGGAGGACATACCCTCCGCCATGCGGTTGATGCTGGCGGGGCAGAATGCGGTGGCCGTACTAGGCAACACGCCCTCGGACGAGGCGCTCGGTGAGATACACCGTGCCCGCCCCGAGACTGTGGTGTGGGCCTTCGACAATGACGCCTTCGCACAGGGCATGACCTCGGCTAAGAGGTACGGGATGCGCGGGACTAGCGTAGTGATCCGTCCCCCTCGGGACTTCAAGGATATGGGTGAGTCTGAACTGGACGACTACATTAAGGAGGTAACATGAGCGAGCGGGTGCTGATCGCGAGTATGATGCGAGACCGTTCGGCGTTCGACAAGATCGCCAAGCACCTCGACGGGAACGACCTGACCGAACAAGCCAAGGTTATCATCGAACACATAGGAGAGTATTATGGGCGGGACCCCCAAGCGATGCTGGTACAACCCGACTTGCTCGTGCGTAGTATCACCAGAAGTCTCAGCAACCCCAAGCACCACGGACTATTCCAAGAACTCGTCACTAGCATTGTCGCCTTGGAAGCGTCGCCTGCTAACGTGGTTGAGGACTTTATCGCAGTCAAGCGGGATGCGGTGGGGGCGAAGCTGGCGACTCTCCTCGCGTCCAACAAGGGACAGAAGGAGATCCTCCCGGTACTAGAGCAGTACCGTGAGTGGGCCTCGAAGGAGGACCTCGGGAGTCGAGACGCGATTATATATAATCAAGTCCCTGTCCTGAGTATCGTGTCGAAGCGGAACGCTCCGGGTGAGGTCATCCGGGTCCTGCCTCGGGCGCTGAACGAGCGGCTTGATGGCGGGCTACTGAGGGGGCACCACGTCATCGTGTTCGCCCGCCCCGAGGTAGGCAAGACTACGTTCCTCGTCAACTCAGTGCGTGGGTTCTTGCAGCAGGGGCTGCGTGTCCTGTACTGCGGGAACGAGGACCCGATGGACGACATAGTGATGCGGTGCGTCGGCTCGCTCGCCGACATGACGAAGTACGAGATACTGGATGGACCCGACCGGGCGCAGGAGCAAGCGATTGCTGCCGGGTATGACCGGCTAACGCTGGCGGCGCTGAGCCCCGGCTCCCCGCAGGAGATCGAGCGGCTGGCGCAGGAGTATAAGCCGGACGTGATCCTCGTGGACCAGCTACGCAACCTCGGGGTGGGCAAGGAGGAGAACTTCACCCGCAAGCTAGAGGTAGCAGCAGCAGGGATGCGCAACGTGGGTCAGCGCCAGCGTGCGCTGGTCATCAGCGTGACACAGGCGGGGGACTCTGCCTCGGGCAAGAGTGTGCTGGACATGGGCGACGTTGACTCGTCGAACACCGGCATCCCGGCTCAGTGCGACGTGCTGATTGGCATAGGGATGAGTGCTGAGGACGAGCGGATAGGTCGGCGTGTCCTGTCCCTGCCTAAGAACAAGGCGGGTGGGAACCACAGCCCGGTCCCTATCAGCGTGGACTTCACCAAATTCAGAATACGGAGTGAGTAATGAAGCATGTCAAATCTAAATCACAACTCTTGCGAGTCGCATCCCAACGAGGACTCGACCTTGCCGAGGTGGTTGACAACCCCGGACGCTTCGGTCTATCGCTCGGGGGTTCCTCTGTTCGTGGACTTCGAGACAACAACCCACAAGAAAGGGCTCGCCATATATCGGGAGAACTCGACTCTGATGGCAGCCTACCGGTTGGGATGGGAGGGGACGACGACGACGGTGTGGGGTTCTGAGTATGAAATGCAAGAGCTACTTGATGCTATCGGGCAGTCCGACTTCATCGTTGCATACAATGCGAAGTTCGATCTGCAATGGCTGGCGCGGTGTGGGGTTGAGTTGCACGAGGTCCTTGTCTACGACCCCCTGCTTGCAGAGTATGTCATCGGTGGTAACAGGTGGCAGACTCGACAGCTTAGCTTGGAGAGCGTGGCCCGACGCCGTAATCTTGGAGGCAAAGAGTCTCTGGTTTCGGCTCTCATCAAGGGAGGGAATGACACGCGAGACATCCCGCAGGAGTGGCTCGAACGTTACTGCGTGAAGGACGTAGACCTGATGATCGAGGTCATGCGCGATCAGCTTGTGGACATTAGCCCAGCCCTGATGAAGGTGGTGTATGCCCGCAACCTGCTGTGTACTGCACTGGCGGACATAGAGACGGAGGGATTGCAGCTAGACGAGGCCGCAGTTCTGTATGAATTGGAACACCTTGAGGCCCAGCATGAGCGGGCCGAGCGTGAGCTTAACCTAGTGACGGGTGGGATCAACCTCAACTCCCGTCAGCAGCTAGCGAAGTTCATCTATGAAACGCTCGGGTTCGGTGAGGTGATGGAGCAGAGGCGGGGCAAGTGGGTCCCGCGTAGGACGGATGGCGACGAGCCCAAGACCGACGCTGATACGTTGGACCGGCTCAAGCCTGACACGGAGGAGCAGCGTGACTTCCTTGAGAAGTTCGCGCGGACGAGGGAGTTGCACAACCGACTGTCGAAGTACATGCGGAAGTTCGCGGACTGTTGTCGGGAGGTAGGTGGCGTCATGTACGGGCGCTTCAACCAGACACAGACGCAGACCCACCGCCTGTCCTCGACCGGCCTCGACTACACGACGCAGTATCAGAACCTGCCCCGAGAGTACAAGAGCCTGTTCAAGGCGAAGCGGGAAGGGTGGCTGATGGCTGAGGCAGACGGGGCGCAGCTAGAGTTCAGGGTGGCTGGGCACCTGTGCAAGGATGAGCAAGTGCTGATAGATGCTAGCACCAACTTCGACGTTCACAGGTACACCGCCTCGGTCCTGCATAACAAGGCCGAGAAGGATGTTACGAAGGCGGAGCGCAACGGAGCGAAGGCCAATACCTTCAAGCCGTTGTACGGTGGTAGCTCGGGCACGAAGCAGGAGCAGGCGTACTACGCGGCGTTCAAGGCCAAGTACCCCGGCGTTGCTCGGACCCAGCAGGCGTGGATAGATCAAGTGCTCAACACGAAACGGTTGGTAACCGAGTGGGGCCTTGTCTATTACTGGCCGGACACGACGATGGATCGGAGCGGGTACGTGCGTAACACCACGGCGATCTGCAACTACCCGGTCCAAGCGTTCGCAACGGCAGAGATGATCCCGATGGCAGTTGTCTATCTGTGGCACCGGCTCAAGCGTATCCCCAACGCGCCCGCTGTCCTAGTCAATACCATCCATGACTCGATCATCGCGGAGGTCCACCCCGAGTGGGCCGAAGAGTACCGGGCACTGGCGCAGCAAGCCTTGACGGCTGACATGCGCACGGGTATGAAGGCCCTGTACGGTATCGACCTGTTGTGCCAACTCGGGTGTGGCACGGTGATCGGCCCCAAGTGGGGCGACGGTGAAGAAATCAAGTTCGAGGAGGTTCTATGAAGGCAAGTGGTACGGTTAACCGGACGAGTGCGAAGGACTGGAAGGGACGCAACGGCAACGTGGTGCTCTACTCGTTCACGCTCGACACCGGCAATGAGTGGTATCGGACTGGCGAGTTCCGCCCCCCGTTTAACGAGGGCGACTTCGTGGAGTTCGAGTACGAGGCGATCAATGGCGGGAACAACGTGGACAAGGACACCATCGTAGTCGGCAAGACTGCTCCGGCTGTCGTGGCTACGGCTCCGGCCCCGGTGCAGAGCGTTCAGGCTAAGCCGGTCAAGGAGAATTGGGATGCACGAGCTGATTATTGGGCGGCTAAGGAAGCACGCGACATCGAAGTCGTTGAACCGAGGATTACTATGTCTTCGGCTCAGCGCGACGCGATCAGCGTTGTGGCAATTGCGCTCCAGCACGAGGCCATCCCGCTTGGTCAGACCAAGGGTGCTCGTCTCGGGATTATCCTTGGAGCCATAGACGAGGTGGCTGCACGCTTCCTCGCACAGCGTAACGGTCAGGAAGTCCCGCCCGCTACACAGAAGAAGGTCAAGGCCGACAAGGCCGAGGAGAGTACTGATGGATTCACAGACTAACCTGTTCGAGAACGACAACTACGTGGTGAAGACCCACTCCGGCCAGTACGCCGTCATCAACAAGGTGACGGGTATCATTGAGGTCGAGACGAAGATGCTGCCCGACGCCTACATGGCGGCGGCTGGTCTCAACGACGCCCTCATCAAGAAGCCGTGGTCGTGGTACGAGAAGGGTGACGTGGCTGCTGGTATGGATGCCTTCCTGTTCGACGGGAAGGGTACTGGTCCGACCAACTAGGAGGCAACATGCTGATCCACTTAGACGGGGATGTGCTGGTGTACCGAGCAGGCTTTGCTGCCGAGCACGTATACCACACCGTCGAGTGTGCTATCGGTGGGGAAATGATGAGGGCTCGCTTCGCGGATAAGGAGCGGGCTCTCGCATTCCTCGATGAGCAGGGGATCAACTATCAGGGTGTGGCGTGGAGTACGGACGTGGAAGTCCAGCCCGAGGCCAACGCCCTGATGATCGCGCGCTCCATCATTAACAAGATCCTTGAGGACATGAGCGTGGGCGAGGATGCCCTGCGTGTCTACCTCTCTGGCGCTGGCAACTTCCGGAACGGAGTCGCCACGATCAAAGAGTACAAGGCCAACCGTGCGAACAAGCGCAAGCCTGTCCACAGTGCGGCCATCAAGGGCATGTTACGCCGGGAGTACAACGTCATCCTGTCCGATGGGCAGGAGGCGGACGACGACATAGGCATAGCGCATTATGCGTGCTGGGTCCGGGACCCGCAGAGCACGGTGATCGCTACCATCGACAAAGACCTCGACATGATCCCGGGGTTGCACTACAACTTCGTGACTGGCGAGACACGTAATATCGAACCCGAGGAGGGCATGCGATGGTTCTGGACTCAGATGCTGACGGGCGACACGACGGACAACATCCCGGGGATACCGGGCGTCGGCAAGGTAAAGGCTGCCAAGATCCTCGCGGACCTCACTGGCGATGCGGCACTGTATGGTGCAGTTGCGGAAGCATACAAGAGCGGGTACGGGGAGACGTGGGAGTCGGCGCTACTAGAGAACGGACGACTGCTGTGGATAAGGCGTGAGCCTGACCAGTGGTGGTCCCCGATTATATATAATCAAGGAGACTCGACATGAAGATTGGGATTACGTTTGATGACATCGTGCGGAAGCGCCTGTATGCGCTGGGCAAGTACGACTTCTACACCCGAGAGATCGAGGTGGCGGATGATCTGGTTGCCCTGATCCAGAACCTTGAGCACCTGAACGGTGCAGTCCAGCGTGCGCTGGAGTCGCTGTACACAACCAACGGGAAGCACATCATGCCTTCCGACAAGGAGATCCTCGCATGTCTAAAGGTGGTAAGGGTAGAGCCGGAAGCTGGAGATTCAGCCGCCGAGCGCAAGCTATCGCAGATGGCTTCCGCAGCGCGTTCGAGAGCGAAGTCGCGGCAGACCTCAGAGGTAGAGGTATCGCCTACGGCTACGAGTCCCGGCGCTTCGAGCTAGTCATACCGGTCCGAGTACAGCGGGCTAAGTGCTGTGCGTGTGGCGAGTCCAAGTTCCAGCAGACAGTGGTGTATACCCCTGACTTCTCAATTGGCGAACTCATCGTCGAGACGAAGGGCAGGTGGGATGCGAGGGATCGGCTGTTCGCTCTAGCTATGAAGGAGCAGCACGGCACAACGGACTACCGTCTACTGTTCGGCGCGGACAACAAGCTGAGCAAGAACAGCAAGACCCGGTACTCGGAATGGTGTGAGAAGAATGAGATCAAGTTTGCAGTGGGGAAGACTAT